ACTAGATTTACAAATGCCACAAGTAGGTAGATGGCTACCTGGTTATGGTTTTGCTGTATGGGTTATTAGAGAAAAGAAAGGACCTGATGGTACGCCATATCCTTGTGCAGAACTTCGTGACCCTTACAACTGTTTTCCTGGTTACTTTGGTGCAGACCAACAACCAAAAGAAATGGCGATTATAAGAAGAGTACCTAAGCAATCACTAGCAAAGGTATATCCTAAGTTTGCTGACCAAATAATGAAAAAAGATGTAGTTAATACATTAGGTATTGGTAGTGCATATGCTTCTGCATATACAGATTCTTACAATGGTAGCTGGGCAAACTCTAATGGTGAGGGTGACCTTATAGCAGAGTATTACAACGAAGAAGGTACTTATGTATTTCATATGACTTCTGCAACTATTCTTGACTTCATACCTAACCCACTAGATAGTGGACCTGCGTTTGTTGTTGCAAAGAAATTTGCTTTTGACAGACTACAAGGACAGTATGACCAAATCATAGGACTTATGGCTTCTATGGCAAAAATAAATGTGATGTCAATAATAGCTATGGAAGATGCAGTATTTACAGAAACTAACATATCTGGAGAGATAGAATCAGGACAATATAGAAAAGGTAGATTTGCTGTAAACTATTTAGCTCCAGGTACACAAGTAAGTAAACCTGCATCAAATGTTCCTTATCAAATATTTCAACAAATAGACAGAATAGAAAGACAACTTCGTGTAGGTGGTTCATATCCTATAACAGACGATTCACAATCACCAATTAGTTTTGCTACAGGTAGAGGATTAGAAGAATTAGGTGCAAGTATGTCACTAATGATTAGAGAATATCACACAGTTATGGCAGATGCTATAGAAATGATTGATGCTAAGAGATTAGAGTGGGATGAAAAAATGTACGGTGGTAGTTCAAAAGAATTAACAGGCTACTACAGCAATCAATTCTTTTCAGAAAAGTATGACCCTAGTAGAGATATACAAGGTGCATATAAAACTAGAAGAGTTTATGGTGCTATGGCTGGATATGATGAGCCACAAAAAATTGTAACAGGGCTGCAGTTATTACAAGCAGGTATTATAGATACACAGACACTACAAGAAAACTTAGATGGGTTAGATAATTTATCTACAGTAAATAGCAGAATAACAAAAGAAAAAGCAGATAAAGTTTTATTTGACACACTATTGGCTCAAGCACAACAAGGAGACAGTAAAGCAACAATGGCTGTTGTGCAGATAAGAAAGAATCCAGATAATATGCAAAACATATTGGATAAGTTCTTTACTGCAGAAGAACCTGAGATACCAGTCGCTGAACAGGAATTGCTTGGAGGAGGTTCCCTACCACCACAGGGTCCTCCACCAGGCATAGCACAATTTTTACAAGGTATAGGTGGATAATGTCAATAAATAAAGATTTTGCAGAAATAGTACACAATTCATTAGGCGATTTAGACGAGATTGGTGACAATATTATATTTCAGGAAAGAGATGACGCAAGAATATTTCAAGACCAGATGCCACCACTAGCTTTTCCTTTCGGGTATTTAATTATTAGTTCAACATTTATGTATTACGAAGAGGACGAAGATGACCAGGATTTCTAAAAATAATTACAATGGTTCAAGTTTATCTACAGGTCGTAACTTTGTTGATAATACAAGAGGGATGATACCTGGTCTTACAAAAGGTGAGACATACGGCACAGGCGAAGAAATCAAAAGACAAGTAGAAATTACTGGTGGATTACCTGATGTTAAAGATTTACCACAACCAAAAATAGATTTATCTGCAAACATAGACAGACCAACAGAAAGACAAGAAGAAAGTATTATGACAGGTGCTCAAACTATACAGCCTGGTAATTATACAGTTTCTAACGCACAAAACTTTCCAATAGCTAGACCTGGTACAGAGTATAAAAATTCAGATATGGTATCAGCTTATGTTCAATCAGGTTTTAATGACGATATTCTGAATATATTAATTAGAACTACATAATGCTATATCCAGAATATAGCCAATCTAACAAGGCAGTAAAAAATTCTATTACAGAAAAGTATTTGTTAGATAAACAAAAAGAAAAAAAGTTTGATTCTATAACACCACAGCAAGCAGAAAATATAAAACAACTATCAGCAACGTACAGTTTTGCTCCTGCTGGTTTATTAACAACGCTTGGTAAAAATGGATTGAGTGTAGAACAAGCAGAACCTTATGTATTATCTTATGTAAATAATTTTGCTAATGATGGTAGAACAATTAGAAAAGATGCTAGAGACTATCAGTTATCTAATGCAGGTGTTTATAGTTGGATGCAAAAACTAGAGGCTGCAGGTAGAAAAGCTGCGATGGACGATAGAAATGTTTTTGAAAGAACTAAAGGTCAGTTTAAAAAATTTACACAAGTAGCAAGCACTGGTTTTGCAGCTTATCCACAATTTGTAAACAGAATGTTAAAAACCTATATGATTGCAAGAGGAGCAGCAATAGAAAAAGCAGTTGCTGAAGGTCAAGATATTTCATACATAAAAAATGGAGAACCTTATTTAGATGTTAATAAAGCATTTACTAACCCTGTTTTTATGAAAGAGTTTTATAACCAAATAAAACCTCAATACATAGGTGGGAAAGAAGACTTAACAAAAGATTTTATTCCATTTTTTGAAGGTGGACCAGCTTTTGAAAAAGCAGGACCATCTGCGTTAACAGTAGGATTTGAACAATTCGGTGATAAATTTTTTGATTTAAATGCACCAGGAGACGAATCAGGATTAGGTAACAGTTGGTTTCCTTACTTTGGTAGTGGTTCTGAAGCCTGGGATGAATCAAACAGAAGAGGACAACTTTATGCTAAATTTAAAGGTTCTGCATTCTCTCCTACTACTGCAGCTCAACCAGTAACACCTGGTGGTTTAGTAGCTGGTGAGTTTGTAGATGCAAATACAAATGCGTATAGGAACATATCAGGATTTATAGACGGTGTTATTTTCTTGAGAACAGACTTAGCTAATAAGCTGCAAGGCATATCACAAAGCACGAGACAAAGATATAAGCAGTTTGGTCTTATAGAAGAAAAAGGCAGAGATGGTGTTACAAGAATAAAAACTGCTGATAGAGAAAAAGCATTTAATTACTTTATGAAGTCGGATGATGGTAACCAGATTATAAAAGCCTGGTCAGAAAATTTAGATGACACAAATCTTATTGTTAAAAGTTTTACACCGCCTATGTCACAAGATTTAATAAGAGCAAGTAAGTTACGTACACCTAAACAGAAAGAACAAGCAGTAAGAAATGCGTTTCAAAAACACGTATTGCAAGACCCTAAAGGAAAACCTGATATGCCACAAGGTTATAAGTGGAATAAAACTGTAGAGAGCATAGGTCTTAATAAAATATTTAACAATATGTCTAATAAAGAAAAAGATACAGCAAGAAGATTGTGGGGAGACTGGACACCTAAAGATACATTTGTATGGTCAAATCAAGAACAGGTAATAGAAAACACAAGAAGATTTATTATAAATGCAAGAATACCCGCAGAAAAAGGTAACAGGTTACTAGCTAGTTTTGTTAATGCTACATTGCAAAATACAAATCCTGGTATAGGTTATACAACACAAAAACTAGTATTTAACAAAATATTAGATGCAGCAGGTGAGGCTATGACTGAGGCTAAAGAAAGACCAGATGTAATAGAATCATTTCTAAATATATCAAAAGGTAACTTAAAAGGTTTTAGCACAGAGGACGTTAGTAGTTATTGGAGAAGCGATATATTAAGCTGGCACGGAGTAAGAGCATCTGCAGATAAAGTAATAAGAGGTATAGAAGGAAAATTCCCAGGTCAAAGAAATAAACTAGATGATGTTGGTAATCAAATAGTTATTGATGGAGTACCCCAAAAAGTAGCAACTCCACATTTACCACAACAACTTATGTCAGAATCTATAACAATTCCTAATATGAGAAAAATTAGAAACAGTACGGGAAGAGTATCTAAGGGAATCAGGAATATGGAACTCGCTTTTGGTAGAAAACTATCGCAAGGTATTGACAAGTATTTTGATAAAGACCTTGTTGAAACAGGATGGTTTGAAAAAAGTAGGCTTGTTGATTCTCCTAGACAAGCAACTCGTTCAATAATAAATTTATTATGGGGTGTGCAAAAAGGTATATGGACACCGTTACAGTTAATTACTAGAATTGCATTCCCTGTAAGAATAACTAGTGATGGTCAGGCTAAATTAGCAGCAGACGGTTATCCATCATTAGCAAATAATCTAGGTGAATTTTTTGGTTTATTGTTAGGAAAAAACAACAAAACATTAGCAGGTGAAGTTGTTACTAAAACAGAAGAATTTGGTAGAGTTTCACGTGATAATACAAGATTGTATTTTGGTGACAATGTAATAGAAAATCTTAAAAAGGGGTATGTTGATTACACGATTGAAGATGCTTTTAGGAATCCTAAATTAAAAAAACAATATATAACAGCAGTTATGGAAGAAATAAAATTATTAAGTGTTGGGAAAATGACACAAGAAATAGCTGATAGTTTACTTAAAAATGTAGATGAAGCTGCCTTTACAAAAAGAATGTTTAGAGGAGATTTAGACAACATCAGGTTAGATTACAATAGAAATTTATTAGATGACAATATGACACCTAGCAACGCATTGTCTACATATGAAGAAACATTAGCTTATGTGCAAACTCAGTATCAGAGAATGAAAGAAGTAACAAGTGACCCAGCTATATTAAAGTTTATTGCTAGTGGTTCTGATTCAATATCAATAGTAAATAAAAAAGGAGAAACAGAACTATTAAAAATAATAGACGTACCACAAGGAAGTACAGTTGGTGAAATGTTACAAACTGTAAAGAGAAAATCTATAGATGATAAAAAGTTTTATAAATACATAGAGGATTTGTTTGATGATATATCACCACAGATAAGAGAAGAGATTGCAAAGCCTGGTGGTAATCCTGTGTTTATGGGATTTCCTTTAGTACAGCAAGGAAGACCATCTATACGTTTGTCTGACGTAAAAGAAGTTAAAGAACAAACAAGAAGAATATTAGATGCTGCTACTACAGCGTTGTTTGAATTTCCTGCAGGTATAGAAAGATTTTTTAACAGAAGTCCTTTGTATAGAACTATTAGAGGCAAAGCATACGGTGATGCTTATTATCTTATGGATGACGCAACTAAAAAAGAATTTGAAAAAGCTATAAATAAATTACCTAAAATGTTTACAACAAAAATAAAAAATGACAAATTTATAAAAGGTATGGAAAAGTTTTTTGATTTAGATGCTTTAAATAAATCTACAAGAAATATTATTGATGAGGCAATACAAGAATCTAAAGGTAAAAAACCACCAGAAGGTGCAAGTTTATTTACAAGTTTAGAAGAAGTAGAACAATTTGTAGATGCAAGAGCATTGTTTATACACAACAACTTATTATTTAATTTATCAGAACGTGGATATTTTGCAGATGTAACAAGACTTATGTATCCATTTATGGGTGCTTATGTAGAACAAGCTACAACTTGGACAGGAGTATTATCAAGGAATCCATTCTCTATAAGAAAAGCAGGTTTAGTTGTAAATGGAGCACAACAGGCTGGTTTTGTAAATGAAGGACCAAACGGTGAAAAATACTTTGTTTATCCTTGGGTAGGACCAGCAGTAGAAAATAATTATTTTTATGACCAAAGTCAAAAAATAAAAATAAACGCTATGGCACCTTTACAAGCTGTCAATATGATAACATCAGACACCGGTCCAGGTGCAGGACCATACTTACAAATACCTGCTGGATTATTTATACCTGATAAACCTGAATTTGATTTGATACAAAAACATTTTAATCCTTTTGGTGTAAAGGTAACAGATGCAGAAACTTTGAAAAAATTTGGCTCTACGTATTTACTTCCGTCCTATATGGTCAAGGCTATAACAGCTTGGTCAGAAGGAAAAGGTATATTTGCAGACGAATATTTATGGAACACACACGTAGTGCAAACAGCAAAAGCAATAGCTGTTACTGGTTTTTACATAGATGATGCAGGACAAATAGTTAATGTAACAAATGAATCAGGTGCTTTAGACCAAGATAAATTACTTGAGGGTGCAAGAATAGTAGGAACAAATACCTTACTGGTTAGAGCATTTGACCAATTTTATTTACCTGCAGGTTATACATACGATTACAGATTAAGAACCGATGCAGAAAGAGTAAATGATTACAACGAAATATTTGGTAAAGATGTAGAACTAGGTATGGATGGAGAAGGTTATTTAAGATTTACTGCTGTTATGTCTGCTTATAACAATTTAAAAACAGTGTTTGATGGAGATGATGAAGCAGCAATATTAGCTTTGACACAGATACTTGGACCTAACTGGCTAGAAGGTGGTCAAGGTATAGAACCATTAACTTATTTGACAAGAGGTTCTAGTTATAACGAAGCAGGTATAAGAAGCACAACAGAAGATGGCTTTGACTGGGAACGAAATAATGCAAACTTAGAAGAATATATACCAGACATATTTGGTTTGTTTGCTCCTGCTCCTATGCCTGGTGCAGATTACTTTTATGAAGCTAGGTTTAATCAATTAAGAAAAGGCAACATTGTAAAACTTACAGATGAAGAGTGGATAGAAGAGACAGCAAAAATAGCTGGTAGCCGTATGTGGTCTTATCAAACTTTAATGGAAGAAAGAGAAAAAGGAAGACCGTTGACTCTTGCGGAAAACGGAAAAATATTTGCTATGGTAGATACAATGTTTCCTAACTGGTATGTAAAATCTATAACACTATCACAGGATGTGACAAGATTAAATCAATTAGAACAAGCAGTAGGTATTGATGTAAGAGGTAAAGATAAATTACCAGAAGATATATTAAAACAAATACAACAAAGTCCATTATATAAACCACTAAAAGAATATATGGATTTGAGAGAAGCTACACTTGTAGAAATAGGTAAAATTAAAGGAACAGAAAACAAATATGGTCGATATAGTCAACATTATTATTTAAAAACTACAATGTTGACACAGCCATATAGAAGAAACTTACAAATAGCTGGTGAAAGATTATCATATGAGAGTGCAGAGTTTGCAGTATTTTGGAACTTAATAGGCTCTAAAGAGCTAAATCAAGAGTATTATGAAGATAGAGAAGGCAATATAATATCTGTCTTAGAAGAATTGGAAGATTAAATGATTACAGTATATGGACCAAACGGTGAAACAAAAAAAATAAATGCTAGGTCAGTAATTGAATGGCTTGGAAATAATCCTGGTTGGTCATTAGATAATCCAAGAACGGGTGCAGGAATAGATGAATCAAAAGAATCTATTAAAATTATTAATCAAGCTATGGCAGGAGAACGAGGTATTGTTGGAGAAAAATCACCAGAGGAAATATCTGAAGATTTATATATGCAAGCAGAAAATGGTATTTACTATTCTGGAATACCAAGTGTATTACCAAATCCTAATTGGGAAGAAGGTATGCCAATAGACGAAAAGTATGCACCAGTACAGAACGTTTTTCCTGGTATAAAATTAATACCTAGTTATGAAGGTGATTTATATTTATCAGGTCCTAACTTTAATGCAGTCAATA